CTTAGAAGTGCTGGAGAACCTGATGTCTACGTTACCACCAGAGCTATCACAGATATTGGATATGGTAATACAGCAGTTCCCATCAGGGTTGACCCTAGAATCCTTGAACTCAATGATGAATTCCCTAACGGACGAAAAGATTTCAACATCAGACTTCAAGACGATAAAGGAAACCTTAGATACGGCGGGTCTATTGCTGTAAAAGTTGGCGAATTTTATGAGCAAAGAAGAGATAGCAAAGGACCTAAAGGAAGGTTTGATCCAAAATCGTTTACAACTTTATTAAATAAAGACTCAGATATATCTACATTTTTCCATGAAACTGGTCATTATATGTTGTCAGTTATGGAAGACATTGTTTTAAGTGGTGATGCTCCTGCCGACATAATAAATGACTTTAATGTTTTACTTGATTTCTGGGGTGTTGAAGATATAGATACATGGAGCAAATTGTCTATAGAACAGAAAAAAGAATACCATGAAGCATTTGCATTAAATTTTGAAATCTATTTGCATACAGGTAAAGTGCCAGTTAAAAAACAACATCTACGCAGAATATTTAGAGACTTTGCAAGATTTCTTGAAGAAGTTTATCAAGACATTAAATATAATCTTAATAACACATATAGAGCATTATTTGGTAAAGACTTACCAGTTCTTACAGATGAAGTAAGAAGTGTTATGGATCGTATGCTTTCAACTAATCAAGACATAATATTAGCTAACGAAATGTATGGAATGAAAGCAATGTTCCAAACAAAAGAGCAAAGTGGTATGTCAGATTCTGAATGGGCTAATTATCAACAACAATTGCAAGAAGCATTTGATGAATCTAAAGAAATATTAAATCAAAAAAGCATGGCACAATTAAGTTGGTTTGAAAATGCTAAAAGTAAATATTTAGCTGATTTACAAAGAAAACATAAAAAAACTTATAAAAAAGTAGAAGCAGAAGTTACTGAAGAAGTAGAAAACGAAACAGTATATAGATTAATTAATTATTTAAAAAAAGGAGAAACAAGAAATGACAAAGGCGAAAAAATAAAAGTTCAATCTGGAAATAAAATCTCTATTGAGAGCGTAAAACAACTAGTTCCATTTCACGATATGAAATTTGAAATGAAAGAACTTGGTTATGGTAAGTCAGGTATGTTAGCTAAAGAGGGTCAAAGTATAGAAAATGTAGCAGATTTGTTTGGTTACAAGAGTGGTTTAGATATGATAGACGCAATATTAAGTGCAAGAGATATAAAGGAAGTTATCAAAGAAAGAACAGAAAAACGTATGTTAGAAGAATATTCTGAATTAGTTGATGAAAAACAAATACAATTAGGATTACAAGAAGCTTTACACAATGAAGCACGAGCAAGATTTATTTCTTTAGAACTTAAATTTTTATCTAAATCTACACAACCAGTTCGTTTACAAATTGCGGCAGCAAATGAGGCTGCATTAGACATACTTGCTAATACAAAATTAGAAGACATAAGAGTTAGTGATTATACTCGTGATGAAGAAAAAGCAAGAAAAAGAACAGAAGAACATTTAGGTAAAAAAGATCCAGAGAGTTTAAGAATGGCTGTAGAAGCTAAACGATCACAATTAATAGCAAATCAATTAGCAAAAGAATCAGTTGAAATATTAAAACGATACGATAATGCAACTAAGAAAAATGGAAAATTTCAAAAGTTCTTACAAACAGATAAACAGTTTAAAGATAAAAATAATAAGTCAAAAAGAAATATGTTTTTAATAGATGCAGGTAGAGCTATCTTGTATTCCTATGGTATTGCAAAACAAAGAATAAATGTACAAGAAAAGATGAAACAAATACAAGAATACAATCCATTTACATACGAACAACTAGAACCAATTATTTTAAAAGCAAGTCAAAAAAGTGGAAAAACAGAATTAACATCTTTAACAGTTAGTGAATTTTATAATGTAGAAGATACGCTAGATACTTTATGGTATCAATCTTTAAGAGATGAACAAATAAGACAAGGTAATAAATTAGTCGCTTTTCAAGAAGCATTACAACCAATATTAGATTTATTAGATAAAAGAATATCTCAAAGCCCTGCGGCACGAGAACGACAAATTAATCCACCGGGTAAATCAGAAGCAGTTAATAATGGTTGGAAACAAAAACTACATAAATTTGCTTTGACATTAGGATCTAATTTGCAACGTATGGAAAGTTTTGTTGATCTTATAGATGGTGCAGATGAAGTTATGAAAGGCTTTGGTTCGGCAGTACTACAATTAAAAGACGGTAAATTAGGATATTTATATAACACTTTATTTTATCCAATAAAAGAAGCATTAAATGAATATAGACAACAACAATATGTAATTACTAGAGAATATACTGAGTTAGTAGCTGCCTTAGATTTTGGTAGCAAAGAAACTAAAATAACTGCATTTGAATTTAATGAAGTTTCTGAAGAATCAACTCCATATACATTTGGTACAGATTCTGATGGTATAGGAAAAGTAGAATTACTTGGAGCTATGTTGCATACAGGCAATGATAGTAATCTAAAAAAATTATTATTAGGTAGAGGTTGGGGTTCGTTAAATGAAGATGGCACTTTAAATAGAACACATTGGGATAATTTTGTACAACGTATGAAAGATGAAGGTTTTTTAACAAAAACTGATTATATCTTTATGCAAGCTGTATGGGATTTAAATCAAAAAATGTTGCCACTATTACAACAAGCACATAGAGAACTTAATGGATATTATTTTAAAACGGTAGAAGCTACACCTATTGTTAATGAGTTTGGTACTTTTAGAGGTGGATATGTTCCTGCAAAAGGCGATCCTAATATGACTAAACAAGACGTAGAAATAACTGTTGAACAATTAGAAAGAGAGTTCAGATTGTCATTACCTATGGTAGAAAACGGCATGACAAAAGAACGTAATGAAAATTTTGCACAACCATTATCGTTAAATTTAAATTATATGACTAAACATATAGATGATTCTTTGCGTTATGCATATGTGCAACCTAAAGTAAAAGATGCTTTAAAAATAGTAAATAACAAAGAATTCCAGAAAAAATTACAAATATTAAATCCTACAAAATTAGATTATTTAATTAAACCTTGGTTACAAACAGTTGTATCGCAAAGAACTTTTGCTCCTACTGGATTAGGACCAGAATTTGATCAAGGATTAAATACAACTAGAAAAAAAGGTGGTATGGCAGTTATGTTCTTTAATCTTAAGAATGCTATAGAACAATACACAGGTGTGTTTCCTGCAATGTTAAAAGCAACACCAGTACAGATGATAAGTTCATTACAAAATTATATGCAAGATAGACAAGGTACTATGCAAGCAATTGCAGATTTGTCACCCTTTATGGCAGATCGTCAACTTAACCAAATATTTGATATACAAGATAGATTAAATGAATTATTAGTTAATCCAAATAGATTTGACAGATTTAAAGATTGGTCTACAAAACACGCATATTTTTTACAGCAAACATTTCAAAACCAAGTAGACGCTGTTGTATGGATGGCAGTATATAACCAAACACATCAAAAATTACCTACATCTATGAGCGATATAGATGTACAAACAGAAGCTATAAAGCAAGCGGATGCCGCTGTTCGTATGACACAAGATAGTTTACTACCAGAAGACAGAGCAGGTTTCCAAAACTGGAATCCTATAATTCAATCTATAAGTCAATTTACTGGTTACTTTAATAACATAGCTAACTTAGACAATAATCAATATCAAAAAATAACAAGAGATCTTGGATTTAATAATAAAGGCAAAGGTACAGAACAATTATTTTATATGTATCTTTATGCAATTATGATGCCCGCTGTTATTGCAGGTCTTATTGGTAGAACTTTTGCAGGTAATTTGTTCTTGGATGAAGATGATGATGGCATGATAGCTGATGACATGATGAAAGCAGTATTAGGAGATCTTATAAATTATAAAAAAGCATTTGTTCCAGTTTTTGGTAATGCATTGCTTATTCCTATAAATCAGTTTGATGATAAACCTTGGAATGACAGTATGGTTTCTAGTCCATCTATAGAATTATTAACAAGAGGTGGTCGGACTTTAGTTAAAATTCCTGTTGATCTTTATCAAGGTAAAGGTATTAGCGGTTATCAGATAAGAGATATAAGTGCTTTAGTTACAATATTTTCTGGCATACCAGTTACTCCTGTCGGTAGAACTGGCGGTTATTTATTAGATGTTTACTCAGGAAAAGTAAATCCAGAAAATACGGCAGATTTTATTAGAGGTACTCTCACAGGTAAATCTAGTAAAGGAAGTAGGAGGTAGATAAGGTGTGACCGTAACCAATAAAAGTAATTGTATCTTTAATAAGATATACAAATTGTTTCGTCAATGACGATTAATTCTACAGTAAGAAAGACGAACCTGTTTGTAGGTAATGGAAATGCTAGTACTTTTCCGTTTGCATTTAAAGTATTTACTGCAGCAGAAATAGTTGTAGTTAGAGTTACTACCGCAACAAGTACTGAAACTACTTTAACTTTACAAACTGATTATACTGTTCTTTTAAACCCAGATCAAAACAGCAACCCCGGTGGTAGCATCACTTTAGTATCTGGTGGTGTAGCACAAAATTTGGCAACTGGATTTAATTTAATTATTACTTCTGACGTACAACCTACACAGGGAACAGATCTAACAAACCAAGGTGGATTTTTCCCAGAAGTTATAAACGATGCACTCGATAAAGCAGTAATTTTACATCAGCAACAACAAGAAGTATTAGATAGATCTATTAGATTTGCTTTAACAAATACAATTGGTAGTTTAGAAATAACTGAAGATGCTAATGCTCGTGCTAATAAAATTTTAGGTTTTGATTCACAAGGTGAGTTTCAAGTAGCACAAGAATTAGGTGTTAATAAAGGAGATTGGGCGGCATCTACTTCATATAACATTAGAGATATAGTTAGAGATGCATCTAATTACAATGTATACATTTGTAAAACAGCACATACATCTAGTGGTTCTACACCACTAAAAACTAATGCAGGTATAAGTAATTGGGATTTATTAATAGATGGAGAACAAGCAGGTATCGCTGCAAACACGGCAACAGCACAGGCAGCAATCGCTACTCAACAAGCAACTGATGCAACTACTCAAGCAAATGCTGCAGCAAGTTCTGCAACTTTAGCTGATGGTCATAGAAGCAATGCTGCTTCTTCACAAGTAACGGCTGCAACTCACGCAAATACTGCACAAACAAATGCACAAAATGCGGCAAGCGATGCAGCTGATGCAAATCAAGCCAAGCTTGACGCACAGGCGGCAGCGGCAGCAGCCCAATCAGCGGGAGCAGGTGGTGCTGTAAAAATAAGTGCTACCGATACAACAACTGGGTTTATGACACAGAAATTTGTTGAAGGGATAGATATTGTATTTACCCTTAAAAACCAAGGTGGCAATGAACAATTAGAAGTTTCTAGTCCATATGGTGTCGCATATGCAATTGCTTTAGGAGGTTAAAACGCAATGGCAAAAAAATTATTACACGACTATACCTTTGATGCATCTGCCAAACAGGTAGTTTTACAAGGAGTATATAAAAGAGAAAGATTATTAATGGTCAGTAATGTTACTGATAACGTAATCATTTTTGTTTTTAACCAAACTGCTTTTAGTTTAACTGGATTTTCTAATGATCTTGCTGCACAAACTACAACATTAACTTTTAATTATGACACTACATCTATGTCAGACACAGATGTATTGCAAATATTTATTGAGGAAGATAGCGTAGCAATTTCACCTGCTGAAACATATGTAGATCCTGTATCTAAATTAAGAGTAAGTAATCCAGAAAACTTAATTGATACTGACTTTGAATATGGATTGCAATCTACAAAATGGGAAACATTAGAGTTAGTTAAAAATATTCCTACATTTTATAGTCGTAATGGTGATGAAAGTTTAAGTTTATCTAGTGTAACTAAAACAAATAATAGTGAAATTATATCTGTTGTAACTACTGAAAGTCATAACCTATCTATAGGTAATCCAATTATTGTTCAAGGTACTGACAGCATTTCTGCCGATGGTGCTTTTATTGTTACTGCTATACCTTCAACTACTAGTTTTCAATACAAAGCCAAATCAGCACAATCTGGTACTGGTTCTATATTAGATACATACACACAAATATTTGTTGGTTCTGTTTATCAAGGTACTGAGTTTCAATTATCTGCATTAAATGCAATTACAACAGACGCAGCAAACCCATCTACATTAACAGTAGAAACAGAAGATCCTACAAACTTTAGCGTAGGTACTAGTTTCTTTTTAAGTAATAGTTTAGGTAGTAAAAGTATTTCTGTTAACGCAGCAAATGTAGAGCCAAACAACGCTAGAACAAAGGTCGAATCATTTACACACTTGACAGCCACCAGTTTTGGTGACAAGTCTAAATGGGCTATTGGTGCTATTAATCCATACAACTGGACACCTAAACGTGGAATGTTTGTAATTATTGGTGGACAGGCAGATAGTGATGTTAACTTTAACACTACAACTAATGAAATAGAATTTGATGAAGACCATGTATTTGCTGATGGTGAAGCTGCATACTGGGTTACTGGATATGGAAACAGCACACCGGGTGGTTTAGCAGAAAGACCTTACTGGGTAAGAGTTGTAGATAGTAAAAAAATATATTTGACTATATCTGGACCAACAGGATTAAACAGAGTAAACCTTACAGGCCAAGGAGCTAACGCAGGTCATATGCGTTCTTGTTTAATGTGGGGTCTTTACGCATCTTCAGTAAATACAACAACAGAAGTGTGGACGTTTGATCAAAACTTTACTAATGCTAATGGTACACATCCTCCGGGCTGTGATGCCAATACACCATATCGACCTTTTTATACAACAATAGGTGGTCTTAATTATAGTACTTCTCCTTCAACTTACTTTATGTATTACTTTGAAGGTGACGCTACTCCATACTCATATTATCTTGCTCCCGAATCAGGTACACAAAACCAAGCTAAGTTTTTATTAAGTGTAGGTGGTGCTACTTTTAATGCGACAAGTGCTACTGTTAATGGAATTATTGTTCCTATGGAGGAGCAAAGTAAGAGTGATATGAACAGTATTTATTTACCTAGAGGTGGTTGGGTAAATGGTGATCAAGTTTATTACAACTCTACATCTATCCCCGGAGGGTTTACTAATAATGGTTACTACCAATTAATAGCTGCCGATTCTGCATACCCAAACAGATTTAGATTTCAAGGTGTTAACTTATACCCTGCTAATTCCACAGTTATTAATATGACTAACTATGGTGGCACAACAAATAACATATCTACATTTTTAAGAGTAGGTCTTAAGTTAAGAACTGAAGCAACTGGTGAGACAGGTGGTTGGGCTTTAGGTGGTCCTCAACCTAAGAACTGGTTACCAGAAGATGCATTTTTCTTTGTACCGGGTACAGGTACTAATAGCACTATTGGTGTAGACGCAACTGCTAATACAATTGAATTTACTACTCCTCATGGGTTAGTAGACAATAAACCATATGTATATTTTATTGGTTATGGTAATAGTAATATATATGGATTAACAGATTCACGTTGGTATTACGTTAGAGTAGTAAGTACCACTAAAATTTATTTAACTTTAACTGAAAACAGTACAACTCCAGTTAGTATAAGTAATGCAGGAGCTGCGGCAGGTATATCAAGAGGGTGTTTTGTTAAAGCATATCGTGCTACAGGATCAGCAAATACAGCAGAAGACACTATTACTTTTATAGATAATTTAAATGTAACGGCAGGGCAAGATCAATTATTAATGGCTTGCTATACAACCTTTGGTGGCATAACTGTATTTAGTAGTTCTGGTATGCTATTAAGCTATGAAATAGGTGGAGGTCAAGTTGTATATCCTAAAACTGTTTCACCTGATGGATTAACAGTATCATTCTCAGATCAATTAGGTGGCTCTACTAAGCAATTATCAGGTGCTGTTTCGGCAGGTATTATGATTAAAGTAAGGCGGGCTCCTGATGCCAATACTTTATATTTCCCTAATCATGGATTAGAAACTGGCGATCAGGTTTACCATACTTCTAACTCTACTGCGATATCAGGTTTGTCTAATGGTTATAGATGGAGAGTTGAAAAAGTAGATAATAATAGAATACGATTTGGATGGACAGATTATACTTACTTTAATAATTTTGGTAACTACGGTAATGGTGCTGCTACTACATATGATTTAATAATTCCTTTTACACTTGTTGCTAGTGGAGATTATATACACGCAACTAATCATGGATTAAACAATGGAGATGCAGTTACTTATAACGCAAATGGTGGTGAACTAATACATCCACTTGTTGATGGAACAACATACTTTGTACAAAATGCAACAACAGATAAGTTTCAACTATCTACAACCGCTGATGAAGTAACTGGTACTGCGGTAGATGTTCCACAAAATACTTCTTATATAGCTGGTAATGCTGTTTATTGGTATATGATTGGTCACCCATTTAATACAGGTGATCGTGTTAAGTACACAAGTTCAAGTCCAGTATCACCATTTCAATCTGGTGCATATTATTACGTTTACAAGCACAACGCTAACTATATTATTCTTCATCAAACTTATGACGCTTGTTTAATAAATGATTATTATGGACAAATCTATACTGCAAAACCATTTACTGGTACAGGTACATTTCAAAAAACAAACGTAGTAGATCTTGCTACTAAAGGTGTAGGCACACAGATCTTTAACGCAACTACACCGGGATCTACTGATGGTGTATATAAAATCGCAAGCATAGTTGATGACACTAAGTTTACATTTAATGCAGGTTCAGAAATACAGGACAGAATTGTTAACTTCACACCTAATTCATCAGTATGGATAGAACAGGATGCAATAAGAATTCCAGATCATAATTTCGTAACTGGACAAGATATAGAATATAGTCATGGTAGTACTGGTACTGTTGTTACATATGCAGTAACTGTAGTCGCAGGTAAGTTTTATATTGATGGTGTACAACAACCAACACTAGAATTAAAAGAAGGACATAAATATATCTTTGATCAATCAGATGCAAGTAACGCAGGTGGAGGATCACACCCATTAAGATTTAGTTTGACATCTGATGGTACACATAATAGTGGTACTGAATATACAACAGGAGTTACAACTTCTGGCACACTAGGTACTGATGCCAAAGTAGAAATAGTTGTTGCATCTGGTGTTGCTACCTTGTACTACTATTGCTCCAACCATGCAGGTATGGGATCGACAGCAAACACACCTGCTATAACAGAAGTTGAAGTTGGTGGTTTAGCTACAAGAACAACTTACTTTGTTATTAGAGTAAGTCGTAACTGGATAAGATTAGCAACAGATTTAACTAACGCAAATGCAGGTACATACATTACGTTGACATCCCAAGGTGATGGTTTACAACAATTAAAAACAGACAGTTTAGTCGGTGAGGTAATCGGCGGGGGAACAGTTAGTGCTGACCAAGATTCGTTTACAGTTACAGGTACAAACACGAACTTTACATCGTTCTTTAATACTGGAGATACAATATCTATTTACGCTACACCTACCAAAGAAGTTAAGTCAGTATCTTCTATCAATACCAACACTTCCGTCTTTACAACTAGCCCAGCACATGGATTGTCTACTGGAGACATGGTAGTTATGGATGCAAGTGCTGCCCCTCCCGGAACAACAAATGGTAGGTTTTATTATGTAAAAGTTACTGCTAATACTACGTTTACATTGCATCCAACTTTAGCAGATGCTTCTAACGGAACTAATACCGTTGCTGTTACAGACGTAGGTAACACAGTTACTGTTTATAAATTAACTGACATTGGTAACACATATACAAACACAGTTAAAGCTGTTACTGGTATAGGTAGTTTGCAATTAGAATCTGCTCAAGCTGCCACAGTAAGTGACGCTGACTTTACCATTGGTACATCATTGTTAATGAGGGCAGATGGTTTTGCAATACATAGACCATACGATGGTGGTGTTGAACTGATACCAAGTAAGAACCCTGATAGTCGTATGATCAGGCAAACTAGAAGATACTTTAGATATCAATCTGGTAAGGGTATACAAGTATCGTTTGCTGTTAACTTTAGTCCTTCAATACAAATAGATAGTTTTACATCAGTAGGTACACTTGCAAATGTAAAAACTAGATACCCACATAGATTAGTTAGTGGTCTTTCAATTGTAATAACTGGAGCAGAAGAAGTATCTGGTCAAACCAATTATTGGAACGGCACGTTTACTGTAGGAAACATTATTGACGAATATGAATTTCAAATAACCTTAACTAATACACCACACTCAGCGGCAGTCGGTCCTATAGGTATTCCAGAATTTTATTTACAAGGTTGGACAGGTAGTGATTTAAGGTGCGGTTTGTATGACGATCAAAATGGTTTATTCTTTGAATACGATGGTTCTGTTATGAGTGTATGTAGACGTAATGCTACAACACAGATAAGTGGAGAGGGTGGAGTTACATTTAGATCAGGAACAGTTACTGGTGTTGGTACTAAGTACACAAAACAATTAAGTTTAAACGACAGTATTGTTATTAAAGGTCAGACATATGTTGTTACTAAAATAACTAGCGACACTAATATTAGTATTCTTCCTACCTATCGTGGAGTTTCAAACAGCGGTGTTGTAATTACAAAAGTAATGACTACCAAAATTCCACAAACACAATGGAACATAGACAAATGTGATGGCACAGGACCTTCTGGGTTTAACCTAAATCCTGCCAGAATACAAATGGCATACATGGATTACAGTTGGTATGGAGCAGGTAAAGTAAGATTTGGATTTAAAGATAACCACGGCAAAGTATTTTATGTCCATGAGTTTATTCATAACAATGTATTCCGTGAAGCTTATTTAAGATCTGGAAACGTCCCAGCACGTTATGAAATTGAGAATGTCGGAACACCAAGTTTCGTGCCGGCACTTGCTCATTGGGGAACAAGTGTGATCATGGATGGTGGGTTTGACCCAGATAATGCATATCAATTTACAGCTAGTTCACAGGATATTCAGATTACTGGTGCTAATACAATTACTGTTGGAGCTAACGCTGAGTACTTATATGATTACCATTTATATTGGAATAACCAATGGAGAAATATAGGTCGTGCATTACAAATACAAACACCAAGTTTCTTATATAATTCTGTACCAAACAATGTACCTATTACTGGTGCAAACTTAGGTAACAATGTTAGAACAAGAAACCCAAATACATACTATGGATTACCTGCACAACCATATCAGGTTAACCTAAGAACAAGAACAAATTATTGGGATGCATCTACTGAAGAATTTAGAAACTTATTATTAATTAATCAACAACCTACAGGTACAACTAACACTAACTCAAACTACACAGTTACTGCATCTACTACAGGTGTTCCAGTTGTTTATGATGTACCACTTATAAGTATTAGACTTGCACCATCAGTTGATACAAACACTCCCGGATTCCTTGGTGAACGTGAGATTGTAAACCGAATGCAATTAATTTTAAGGTCGGTTGGTATTCTATCTACTCACAACTGTACTATTACACTAAGACTAAACGCATTGATTACTAATACTGATTGGTCAAGAGTGGAGAATCCATCATTGAGTCAGCTAATTTATCACAGTAACGTAGACCAAATATCAGGTGGTCTTGATATCTTTAACTTTAGAGCGCAGGGTGGTACTGGTTCTTCTGGAAGAACTGCTGTTGTTACAACACAAGAACTAGAAGGTGTTACTACATTAGGTAACTCAATACTTGGTGGTAACAATGTGTTCCCAGATGGTCCTGACGTATTAACTATAGTCGCAAGGCTTAATGAAGACCCTTCAACAGTATCTCAAAGCAACCCATTTAACGTGACAGGTAGAATTTCTTGGACAGAATCACAGGCATAAGTGGAAATTTATTATCCAGATTTACCTGATACAAATTATATTCTTAATCCAGATTCAACAATTTTCTATCCACCTGTGGCCGAAGTTCCATACCTAGATCCTCTACTTCTACCTTCTCTGGAACAGGTACAGGGGGGGCTTCAAGATCAGGAATCTTCTGTTTCAGAAGAATCATCATCTTCAACGGAGGAAGTATCAGCAACACAACCACCGCAAGTACTGAACAACCTGCCAAAAACCACAGAGCTTTTATCAAATCAAGAAGGGGTAGCTACATTTAATATACCATTTATAAATTACGATTTTCCTGTACCTTCACCAGAAGTAATAGCCAGCTCTGTCATAGCTAGTGGTGTTAGTGCCACCGCTGCCGTTACAGGATCTATAATTCTTCAATCTGTGATTAATCAATTAAAAAAAGTAATGACAAAAATATTTAAAAAGGTATTAAAAAAAGAAATTACTGATCGTAAAAAGAATCCCGATTAGCCTTGACATAAGCTTTAATGTTTATAACATCGGCACATAGGAAAGCCCATTCCGATTTTGGATTTATCATGTAGCCGGATGCGTGAAGTTGCTGACACTTCAAAATACGAACAAGATTTTTATCGTATATATTTTTTTCTAGTTCTTCTTTGGCTAGGTCTAGCTTTACGGCTGCTAGTTCTGAGCAGGTAGCATTGTCGTTACCAAGTGGAATCATAAAAGATATCTGTCCACCCCATCCTTGGTTAACACTATACGTTCCATTTTCTGGATCAGGATTACGAGCATCATTGCCTGTATAAAATGGTGTAATACTTATTGTTGGTTGGCTACAAATTAAATTATTAAACTGTTGCTTACCTGTCATCCCATTATTTATATTCATATTCTGATTGATAATACTAGAATTACCAACCGCATTTGGTTGTGCTATAACATCAGTTTCTGCTTTAACAGAATTACTGACTAAAGACAGACAAAGAAGTAATAACGCTCGTTGTGTTAATCGTATCATTCTGAGTTACTTGCTCAATAAGACCAGCTGGTCTTGATGTTATACTGAGCGACCAAGGTAAACTAGAATCGTCAACAGTAAATACTGCGTCACCGCCAGAAATACCTGCAGACGCGGCCACAGATATATTAGTAGCTTCCCAAGTGTTTATCTCTGACCCATATTTTTCTGTGACTATGGAACGAGTAATAGTCTGAGTAGTATTCTCTGTTCTGTTACTACTGCCAGTAGTCCACGCAGGAAGAGGGTTAGCAGAAACAGAAACTGGTAATACTAATAAACAAAGTAAAAATAATTTTTTCATTTTGCTGTAGCTTTTTTATTATTATCCTCTATCTTACTGTCTTTACTGTTATTAATGCCACCCTTTTTCTTATTAACAGAAATGCCGTAGCTACCTAAAACACCGCTAGTTAATCCTGCGAGAAACGCTCCATCATTTCTAATCTTATCCATGTATCCAAGGGTCATCATCGCTAAGGACCACACCAAAATCATAAAGCGGACAGCATGACCAAAAATTTCAGCCCAATCAGTACCTTCTTTTTCTTCTTCTTTATCTGGCATAACTGCGTTTATTAGTCATACTATACATAATTACTGGTAAAGGCAATGCCTGAGATATATGGTGCATTAATAGGAGCATCTGCTACTGCATTAGTTATGGTTCTATCCAACATGAGTAGCAGAAGAGAGCGAGATATCAGAGATATTTATTATAGACTTAATAAGTTAAGTGAATCTGTAAGTAGGTTGGAAGGACAAATTAAATAATATTTGCTATGTTTGGAAAAACAAACAAACTATGTACAAATTATTGAAGCCTATACTATTACGCTTCCTTACAACAACAGGTTGTAAAAGATTAGTAATAGATTTATGTCGTGCATTTGTAACTCAGACCTCAAATACATTAGACGATAAGTTAGTTGATCTACTTGAACAAAATTTATTTCCAAAATTAAATTAATGAATAAAGAAAAATTTCTCAACATTGAAATTGAAGAGCCACCTATAGAGTTACAGCTATCGGTTGAAATGCGTATTAGAGAAGTTTTAAAAAGTGATGATGTAAATGGTGTTAAAAGGTATTGCACACATTTGATAAGACATCAGATGAGACAAGATGTATTTCTCGCCAGTTTGTTAGGAAGAATAATAGAACTAGAAGCTACATTAGATAAAAAACATAGAGCAGATGAATTAAATACTATGGACAAAATAAAAAAATTCTTTCATAATTAAAATAAAAGGAGATTATTATGCCAAAAGGAAAAGGAACATACGGCACAAAAAAAGGTAGGCCACCGAAGAAATAAAGGGTGGTCTACTAGGCTCTAGTCTCTACCCCATAATCTAGAGCCAATACCTCAGAGTGTTCTTCTGGTCTGCTCACTCTGGGGTATTTTATTAAAATGGTATATCGTTATCGTTGCCTTTATATGATGGTGGTATGTCTTTGCGGTTTGCTTGGTAGTCATTATCTACGTCAAACATATTTACCATTATTGATCCAGAATTTTCTTTACCACTAAAGTCAGGTATTCCTGCAAAGTTTATCCATTTATCTAACAACATAAATTCTTTGCCTTGGTCATTCTGCATGATGACTCCAATATTTACCCAGTTTGCTTTGGGATTGCCATCTCTATCTTTGTACTCTCGTGTCTTGACGGATAGGTTCTTGATCTTTCGTG